AAGCCCAGGTCCGACACGGTAAAGCTGGGCACGGGAATGGCCATCGGCACCAGGCCTACCAGACCCGCGGGAGCTGTGAGCGGGATCGCACCGATGGGGATCGCGGCGGCGTGGTCCGCACCGATGCTGATGATCCTCTTCAGCCGCTTGTTCGGGTCGCCGCGCTCCGCCCGCGACTTGGCACTTTCCGCGTCGAGGAACAGCGTCACCAAGTCCTTTGCCTGCTGCTCAGTTAGGCCTTTACCCTCAAGCTCCTTCAGGATGGCGTCCTCGGCGCCTACCAGCGTAACGCTGAGCGGGCCGATGCCGGCCTTGAATGCGGGCTGCGTCACGAAGTCCTTCATCGGACGGAGCAGCAGGCTGGGGAGCATGCTGCGGTCGATGGACGCAAGGCTGGGGAAGTCCAACAGGTGTTCTTCGAGATACTCGGAAGACACCTTGTGCAGCGCCAGCTCCGTACCGTCCGAGGAGACTCCTTCGTAGCGGGCGATGAGCTTCGTCATCGTCTCTAGCGCCGGCATTGTGTAGAACGCGCCGTCGTCGTAGATGATGTTCTTGATGTCAGGGTTGTTGATGAACGTCAGGCCATACTGAGTGCGCGTGGCGAACTGCTTCGTGTCCCCGCGCAGCGTCGCGACTGCCTGCGCGTAAAGTTCGCGCGTTGTGTCGTCGCGGAAGTCTGTAGGACTGAGTCTGGGCAGGACAAGCGTCTGACCCTCGCCCCCCTCGATGTTCGGTACGACTTCCAGCCCCTCATCAATGATGTCACCGAGCCGGCCGATAACGATCTCCCGGCGGAAGCGCTCCGCGTTCTCATCGAGCCACTTCCGAACTGGGGGGGTGAGACGTTGTGCGGAGATCTTGTTCTCGAGAAGTGCGCGCAGTTCTGCGATACCGGCCGTATCCAGACCAGCATTCTGAAACACGAGCAACTGCTCTTCCGGGGTGAAGCTCTCGACCTGTCCGCGGAGTGTGGTTAGGAAGCGGTCGTAGCGTTCGTTAGACTCGACATTCTTCGCTCGCGCCAGGACCTCAGCGTTCGCCTCAATCTCGCGCTCGAGCGATGGCCTGTTGAGCAAGCCGCCCTGTCCGAGGTCGATGTTCTGCTGTGCCTGCTGGTATGCAGCCTGCTCAAGCGCGGATTCCTTCTCATCCTGTTCAATCTTCTTCCGCTCCTGTTCAGCAAAGCCGAGCAGGTCCGTAACGTCCTCCTCAGGGGGGGCGGGCGCGGCTGCGGATGGTAGGGCGCCACTACTCTGGAGGTAGGCCTGGATCTGCGCAAATGTCAGCCCGGCCGAGAGCATCTCTTGCAACATGACCTGTAGCGGGTCAGGCGTTGAAGGAGCTGGTGCGGGCGGTATCAGGTTGACTGGCGCTGGCGGGGCCTCCGGCGTGTAGCCAGGGGCTCCGGGCAAGTTCGAGATAGGACCGCCCAGGAAATCGTTAGGAGGCAACGGAGGAGGCGGCGGTAGGCTGCCCAGGTTGCCTTCTGCTGGTAGCGACACTTATTTCTTACTCTTCTTTTTCTTTGATACTGACCCAGTGAATGTCGACTTGCTAGAGGGTTTCTCCTTCGACGACGACTTCGACTCGGACTTCTTGGCGGGCTCTTTCTTAGATTCCGTCTTCTTCGGTTCAGCCTTCTTAGCTTCCGCCTTCTTCGCAACCGTCTTCGACTCATTTTTCTTAGCCGGGGAAGAGGACTTAGATGAAGACTTCTTCTTCCCAGTAAGGTTGCTCAAGGCACTCTTCAACGCGGCCTTGCTATAGGTCTTCACGGTCCCCTTCGAGCCGACACTGATACCCAAGTCCGGGTCGTCGACGTTGACACCTTGACTTTTGAGGTAGGCTTTGACCTTCTTCATGTCGGCCTTGAAACTGCCCGAGCCACCCTCTACAACACGCTGACCGACGCCTGCCGGGCGACCGAAGTTGCGGCGACTCTCGAGATACGACGTGTCGGCCCCCCGCGCTCGAGCACGGTCGATCTGTTCCTGTGCTCGCCGCACGCCGATAGCCTGGTTACCCGTGTACGGCACGGCGCCGGGTTGCGCGGTTGGTACTGGCATCGTGGATGCGGGCGGTACAGATGGACCACCGGTTGGCGCAGTCAATTCTGGGGAGGTTGCCAAGTCCATTGGCGGGGGCGGAATTGCGCCGGTGAACGGCGAAGGAGGCGCGTAATTACTTCCACCATTAGTGGCAGATGGCGGAGGAGGGGCGGAGTAGCTCAAGTACCCGTTCTGAATCAGGTAGTTCATGTAATCCGAATAGGCCCCAGGATTTGTGATTGGATCGAACGGCCTGTCTGTGAGCGGCGTGATGTTCACCGCTTCCGGCTGGTAGTTCTCACCGAGAAACGCCTTAGGTTTCGTCGGGTCGCTGACGGGCGCGATGAACGATGGCTCGGTGACAACCTGTGTACCGCCCTCTGCGTACCCAAGCGGCTCACCGAACGTCTCGTCCGGTCCCAGTGGTGGCGCTGGTACTACAGACGCGGGCGTAGAAGCAGGCGCCGTCGCTGTGGCTATCGGCGGTGTTGGGGCGGGCGGTGCCGTCACAGGGGCCGCTGGCGCAGTAGGCGCGCCACTCATTGCATTGAACGCGAGAACGTCGGACAAGCTAATCATGCCGCTGTGGTCAAGATCCATCGTAGCGTCGTAAGTTGGGTCACCAGTACGCGCGCCGACTCTACTCATAAGATCAGCCAGAGTGAACGTAGACGGACCTGGCGCAGGCGTGGGCGCAGGCGTAGGCGCGGGCGGAGTACCTGAGACTGGTGGTGTCGTAGGAGCCGGCGGGGTAGGAGCCGGAGCTGGCGGTGTGGGCGCCGCACCGGGTGCTGGTGCAGGAGAAGGCGCGGGGGCCGGCAGTGGCGACTCGGGCGTACCGAATCCAGGAACACCGAGGCCGAACTCAATCTGACCGGGCTGCTTCTCACGACCGGCCTGCGCCATGAGGAATTGCACCCAAGCGCGAGCAGGGCCCTCGGGAACGACGTTGCGGTCGCCCCCAGCCTGGAGCGCGGCCTGAAGCCATGGCAGCACCGCGGGCGGAACACCCTTGTACGGGTCGTCCAGGATATCCCGGCTCGGGAAGAACTTCCACTGACCGGTGGTTGGGTCCGTCGGGTCAGTAAGTACCCACTTCCAGCCTTCGAGCGGCGCCGTCGGGTCGAGCGGCGTCGTGTCGGTGATTTCATAGGTGCCGGTGAGCGGGTTGAAGGCCCAGGCATACCCAGGAGGAGCCGGCGGTCGATAGTTCTCCCCAAACTTGTCGAAGGGGAACTTGGCAACCTCAGCAGCCGCCTGGTCGTACGACATACCCGGGTTTTGCTTCATGATGTCGTACACCATTTGTACGAGCGGGTTCGCGGCGGGCGGAAACCCTGGAGGGGTGTAGTACGCGCTGCTAGGGCTGCCCGATGTACCGGTGTTGCCGGTCGTGCGGAAGAAGTCCTGGATCATCTGCGCGGCCTGCTCAAAGGACACGTGGTACCCCGCCATCACCTCATAGACCATCTTGAGGAGCGGGTTCAGCTCTGCTGGAGCAGGTGTCGCGGAGGGGGCCGGGGCCGCGGGTGGCGTTGTGAGCCCAGGAAGTGCCGCACCGCCGGAGCCACCGGAGAAGTAATACTGAACCGCCGCGAGCGCCTGAGCGACTGTGACATCAGGCCGGTCCCGCATGATGTCGTAAGCCATCTGCAAGAGCGGGTTGTTGACGGAGGGGGACTGGCCGGGAGGGGTGTATGCCACTAGAGGGGACCTCCGGGGTCGAGGGGCATCTTCGGCACCTCTTCCAAGGCCTCTTGGAGCTTTTGAATCTCCTCAGCCTGGGAAATGTACCACTGTATACCCATCTTATCAATTATAGCATTTCGTTGGGCCGGCGACAACGCGCCCCACTCCTGGATGCGTTCCTGCGCCGTTGCTGGACGAAAGCCGCTATCGGGCTTGAAGCCGAGGTTGTGTGACGCGACGTTCTCCACGATGTCCTTGGACGCCAAGAAGGCCCGGTAGACCTGGGCCTCTCCGGGCATCATGAGCTTCGTAACGCGGGACGTGCGGTCAGCCACTACTTCTTCTTCCGCCCTTTAGCCGCAAGCGATTGGAACTTCTTCTTGCCGTACTTCTTGCGGCCTATCCAAGCAGCGAGAGCAGGACTTCCAGTCTTCTCCGCGAGCTTCTTGAAGCGGGCACCAGACCCGAGCTTAGGTTTCTTAGTCGACTTCTTAGTTGGCTTCTTAGCCATTGACTTCACCTGCCTGGTTCATGATGGCGGTCAGCGGGTTGTCTGTTGAGCCTGGCCGCACCAAGCCGCCACCGGCGATGGTGTTCAGCGCTGCCGACTCGGGACCAAGTGGGCCGCCCGCCCCGCTTTCTTCTAGTGGGGGTTCCGGTAGTTGCGTGGCATCCGTAGGCATCATCTGCGCGACGCTGGGTACATCACCCTGACCCTCCGCGAGCACCTTGCCTACCGGCGACTGAGGCGGGCTGGCGAGCAGGTTCTTGACGTGGAACTGCATCCACGCCGGGTCCTGTTCCGCCTTCTCCTCCTGGCGCCGGCGCATCATGCGTTCGGGGTCCTGAACATAGAGGAACTTGGACATCGCGTCACGCAGCGAGTACATGTCCGAGGCCACGAGGCCCTGGGCAATGGCAGCGTTGCGCAGCTCTTCCTGTGGGAAGCGGGCGCGGATCGTCACCTTGGTGTACTCGCACCCCTTCGTGTCCGCGCCCTTGATGTCAAACGCGAACGTGTGTTCCTCATCTGCCTCTACGCGCGTGCCGCGCACCTTGAGCGACTTCGTTGGCCGCCGTTTCTGGAAAAGACGGATGATCTTCGTATTCAGGTTCTCGAGCGCCCGCTCGAGGTTGCGGCGCGGCGTGAAGACCTTCGCCATGCCACTCTGCTGGAGCGCAATGGTGTCGAGACCCGACGTACCGCCGACGAGCCCGGAGAAGATGTCCGGGAAGCTAAACTGCTGTGCTAGTCGCGACCAGAACTCCTTGGCCGCGCGCACCTCTGGCGGGTTGCCCTGCCACTGGAGATAGAGGGCACTTTCACCCTGGTCGAGCTCAATGCGAGCGCCGGGGCCAGTCTCAACCGGGATGGACGGGCTATCCGGGTTCTTGACCGTGACGAGGGGCGGGTCCGCGTAGAGCTCGATGGCGCGCAGCTCGCGGTTCGCAAGCAACTCCATCTCCTTCACGGGCTCGAGCACGGTGTAAAGGAACGAGAGCCCCATGTTCTCGCCGCGCGTCTTGTCCGGCCCTTCGCGGCAAAAGAAGATTTCGTACGGCAGGGAGTCGTATTCCTCCATGTGCGCCGGCTCTTTGATGAACTCGCCGTCGGCCATTACCGCGTGCCAGATCTCCGTTCCCTTCCAGCACCAGTAGTCGATGTATTCGATCTCGGTGTCATCGAAGTATTCGGCGATCACCTTGTTGTCTTCGTTCCGCTTCGGGTTGATGGTGACGCCCCACTCCTCCTCAATCTCCGCCTTGGCGCGATGACAGGAGTAGATGACAGCGCGCCAGCGCTCATAGCGACCGCCGGGCACAGGAAGGACAAGATAGGGGCTGATCGACTGTACGACGATGGGAAACATCCAGTCCGCGACGAATCCGTCGGCCTCGTCCAGCTCCGCCTCGCGGTCGATGTCCCAGAGGGCGCGCAGCGCTCCCCATCCGTAGAGGATCATGTTCATCGCCGCATCAACGATGGGATCGACACCCTGCACCTGGGTGTTGATGTAGTAGGTGCCGACGAGCACGCGCTCAGTTCGATTCTGCTTATCGAGTGCCGACTTTGACTCCCGGTTGGAGAGCACCTCGATGTGCGGCATCTCGTTCATGATGACGGTGAGCGCCGTATCAACGATGTCGGTCGGCAAGTTGATAATCGAAAGGTGCTCATTCTCTGAGCTGGACGGCATATCTCCAAGTGCAGAGTCGGAGATGGAGGAGTTGAGCGAGTTGATCATGTCAGACTCGTAGTGCAGTTTGTAGTACCAGTTCTTCAGATTGTCGAACTCACGGTTTCGCTCGCTGTAGAACGAGATAGCCCAGTCCTTGTCGGACATGATGCGCTCGCGCCAGTGGTTTAGAGAGGACTCCTGCATGCCGGAATCCAACTCTTCGTTCGCATCCTCTGTGCGCCTGATTTCTGTCATCTATCCCTTCCTAAATGCGGGTCGCCGCGTCGCTGGTTGGCGATAGAAGCGACGCACAGGGCGCTCATGAAACGCAAGCCAGGCGAGGCCAAGTGCGGTTACGCGGTCGTCCTTCGCCGTACCAATGGCGCCAATGCTGCCATTACCGGAGCGGATATACCCCTTCATCTGTTCGATGGTCTCTCGCGAGACGATGTCCAGACCGCGGCCGCGCACGCCGCCAATGAGCAGGTCCGCCATCCGCTTCTTCGTCTGGTGGCCGGTCGTGAAGCCGGATTTACCAGAGTCGGGCTTACCCGGCGTCGGCGGGGTGGAGTAGTAGAGGAGCTGCGGCCCGGTGTAGCCGAGCTGATCTTCGAGGATGTAGAGCGCTGTGTGGCCGTGGTTGTTGCGCTCGACAGCGAGGAACGAGGAGTTGTAGATACGACAGACGTCGTGGACGGCGCGCGTCGAGAGGTCGACGTCCCAGTGACAGCCGAGCTCTACTGCCTGCTTGCGCGTGCTGGCATTGAGCCACTGCGCCGCGGACTCGTCACCTTTCTCCAGCCCCTCTGCCGGGTCGAAGCCGGCGACATACTGTGAGTAGGTCTGTGGGTTTTCGAAGACGTTGAGGACCTTCTGCTGCACCAGTTAGCGAAGCCGGGGGTTCTTGATGGCCTCGAGATCGAGCGGCTCGCGCACAACCTCCTCCATGTAGAACGTGAGGGAGTCCAGATCGAAGACGCAGCCACCGGCGGCAATGAACGCCTCGTCTTCGGTCGCCGGGTACTCCTGATAGAACTCCTGCATCGCGGAGGGGTAATTCGCGCGCTCGCGTTTGTACCAGGCTTCGTCCCGGTCTGGGTGCGAGTTCCAGGGGATGAATTGGTGTGCGAAGCCGGATTGCCCACGCTTCGCGTTCACCCACATTTCGTGGAAGAACGTGCCTATCCCGTTCGCGGTGGAAATGCCGATGAACTTAGCACTGCCAGCCGCAATAGCAGGTCGGAAGGCAGAATAATTCGTGGCGGCATATGGGTGAAAGGCCCACTCGTCAGCGATGACGAGGGAACCCGTTTCGGAGCGGCCGGCGTCCTCGGTCGCGGGAAGCGCAGTGATCCGAGAGCCCTTGGTAAGGCGCCCATCAGGAGTCTTCGACCCAGCGAAGATGAGGGTCGCGTTGTTGCGCGCGAACTCGGGCGCTCGGAGCCAGGCGGGGAGCTTGTCATAGATGACCTTGACCTTATCCAGTAGTTTCTGTGCCTCGTCCTCGCGCTTCGAGAGCAGCAGGACGTTGGCGTTGTCGTGGAACATTGCGGTCCACAGCGCGTACCCGGCAGCGAGCCAAGAAATGCCGAGCTGACGTGCCTTGAGAATGATGCAGGCGCGGGCCGACTCCCAGAGATCGAGCAAATCGTTCTGGAAGGGCCAAAGTTTGAAGGGCAGCTCGGAGAACGTGGACGGGTCCTGAATGAACCCGTACTTATTGAGGAAGTACCTCGGACTCCGCGCGCACTTCAGCCACTCGTCCCGCATCGAGATCATCGCCGAGAGTTCGGTAGTCTCCGTCTGCGGGCTCGGGGAGAGTTCGAGCGTCTGCGTCGTTCACCTCCACCGGCGTTAGCTTGGACAGCTCCTTGAGCTGCTCCCAGGTTGTGGTGCCGATGATGTAGTTGTTGTTCGTCTGACCCTTGTCCTGGCCGACGCCCTGGTTGCGGTAGGCGAGGTCGATCGTCCACTGGCGGACGCGGATGTTTGGGTGGTTGAGCAGGGACATGTGCTCGACCGCGGCCTTGGCGACGATGTTCTTGGCAACGGTGACCGCAAAGTTGATGGGGTCGCCACGGATGACGTCGTATGCCTTACGGAACGCCAGCTCCTTCTTCCACGCGAAGACGGTGTCGTACTTGATGCTGGCGCGCCTTGCAGCCGTCGCGTCCGTCGCCACCACCATGCGGGCAAGCAGGAACTTGTGCTGAGCTGGTGTAAGCGCGCTGATTACATCCTCACCGAGGATGATCAGTGGGTCTGTGCCCTCGTCACCGTATTCACGGAGAAACGAAGGTCCGTCGTCCGGACCCTCGTTCTCGTCGTCTCGTGCCATCTACTTCTTCTTCTTGGCCGCCGTCTTCTTCTTCTTCGGCTTGGCCTTCTTCTTCTTGGCCTTCGCCTTCATCTTCTCAAGGAAGGATGGCTTGGTCCCCGACTTCGGGTCGCCGAACTTCTTGTAGCCGCCTGGGAATCCCTTGGGCATGCTATCGCCTCCCGACGCGGCGGGTAGATTTGACTGCCGGCCCCTTCGTGGCCGTGCGCGCCGCCTTACGTCGCTTCTTGGTCTGTTGCTTTACGGCGCCTCCGGTTCCGGATGACCGGGGGGCTGGGATGCCCTGTTGCGCCTTGAGGAGCTGTGCCATCAGCTCCCGGATCGACGGAGTTGTCCGACCGCCCGTCCGGCTCGACGTCTGTGGGGAGATTGTCCCCGCGGTCCACGTTGTCGCCGTCTTCTTCCTGGGGCCAACCTTGCGGGGTGTCCCCGGCGTCAGGTTCCGGCCGACCCGCCTCCCCTTGTTCGTCTTCGAGGACTTTGTACCCGGCACGTTTCTGTCTCCTTCGAATGGTTTTGAGGATGGACTCAACCTGAAGCAGCTTGGTGCCGTGCAGGTTGATGAGTTGGTTCTGCTCCGAGATCACCTGCTTGTGGTTGCCAAGCACTTCGATGATCTGCTTGACGGCCATCGCCAGGGCAGAAACCTGCCGGCTCAGCGCGGCCATCTCATCCTCTTCCTTCGGGAGCAGGTGGTCAGGAAGGACGAGACCGGGAGTGGGCATAGAGCTGCCCCCTTTCTGTTGATGAGTATACACCAATTAGCTATTGATTGC